GTATACTCGTTGCGAGTGTAAGTATGATAGCACAACGAAGTGCTACTATGGCTGCATTATTAATGGGTATACCTTTTACCGCCTTTCTCGCAATGTTCTTTATGTATTTCTCTGGTGTAGAAGCAGAAGTATTCACAAAGTTTTCTTTCGAAACTATATATTTTGTCTTGACATCCTTAATATTTTTTGTTATATTCGGATTAACGATTAGTCATATCGGCTTTTGGTATTCTATGTTATTAGGTTCAGCCGTGACAATCATTCTGTATAACATCTTATTGAGGTTTTTATGATTATAGGAATATGTGGGTTAATAGGTTCAGGTAAAGGCACAGTAGCAGATATCTTAGTAGACTACCACGATTTTCAGAAGATTTCTTTCGCAGACAAACTAAAAGACGGTGTAGCACAAGTGTTCGGTTGGGATCGTGCCTTACTTGAAGGTGATACTGACCGCAGTAGATTGTGGCGTGAAAAAGTAGATGAATACTGGACAAAAGAAACAGGTCGTGAAATCACACCTCGTCTAGTTCTACAAGAGTTCGGTACTGACTGTATGCGTATGGGTTTCTATGACGGTATATGGGTCAGTCTAGTTAAGAAACATATGCTAGACAATCCTCATGTCAACTATGTCATACCCGATGTTCGTTTCCCTAATGAAATGTCAATGATACGAGAACTTGACGGCGAAGTTTGGCAAGTTCGTAGAGGTGAGCAACCCGATTGGTGGCAGTTTGCCGTATTAGACAACAACACTGATAGTCGCTTCATGGACGAGTATAAACACGTTCATGCTTCTGAATGGAAGTGGGTTGATAGCAATGACAAATTCGAGCATATATTGTATAATGACTCGACTTTGGAAGCACTATATAGTCAAGTTGAACAAACATTGTCTACGTAGTTAATTCTGAAATCGCTATTTTTTCTCTTTTTTAGCTAAATACTCTTAGCAATTCTTTAATAACAAAGGAGAAACAGAATGGCGACATTAGTATCCCCAGGCGTATCGGTGATGGTAACTGATGAATCTCAGTATGCAGCAGCCACACAAGGTACACTACCGCTATTAGTAGTAGCAACCGCGTCAAATAAATCAGACGCATCGGGTTCAGCAATTGCAGCTGGTACCCTACCACAAAATGCAGGCGTTGCTTATCTTGTTTCTTCACAGCGTGAACTAGTCGAAACATTCGGCGAACCTCTATTCTATGAAGTAGGTGGTTCAGTTGTGCAAGGGGCAGAGACAAGCGAATACGGTCTTCTAGCAGCATATCAATATCTAGGCGTATCAAATAATGCCTATGTTATTCGTGCTGATATTGACCTAGCACAATTACAAGCAACGACAATTGAACCAAGAGGCTATGTAGAAAATGGTTCTTATTGGTTAGATATTGATGATACAGATTATGGTTTATTTCAATACAATGGTTCAGATTGGGTTAAAGTAAACCCAGTAGTACTTAATGAGGAACCAGGAACTGGTAATGTTGAACAAGAAAACGCATCAGGATTTGCTTCACCTGCAAACACATTTGGTGCATCTGGTTCTTTTGCTGTAGTAACATCTACAGACAGAATTACATATTGGAAAAAAGTGTCAACTAACTGGATTTTATTGGGTGATATAGGTTCACCTGACTTTCAATTTGCTAAATTTGCTCCAACTAGAAAATCAGATGGTAACGCACTTGCAACTGGCGATCTTTATGTAAGATTGACACATCAGGGTGGCGGCATTGATATCTCTGTAAATGTATATTCTTCAACTGCTGGTAAATTTGTTATGATACAAGTACCTGCGTATGAAACAGATGATGCTGCATCGACAGACCTTTCAACTGCGGGTGACTTATATGTTAAAACTAACGGTTCTCTTGGTTACATACAACTAAAAAGACATAATGGTTCGACAACTAATACTATTCAAGGTAATCCAGTTGCAGGTCAAATTTTTGGAACTATTGTTATTAATGGTACCACATATTCATTTGGTGATGTTAACAACCAAGTTGATATTGCATTAGTTGTACAAAATCTACAGTCTAGTGTAGCACTATCAAACGCAAACATTTCAGTAGAATTAGTTAACAGTTCATTAAGATTTACTAAAACAGATGGAAAATCATTAATAATTGAATTCCCAACAAGCAATCACGAAGCATTCGGCTTTAATTCTGGTTCTGCAAAAATTGCATCATCGTGGGAAAATCTAGTATTCGAATCAAATCCTGTAGAACCAAACGGTGACATCGAAGAAGGTACTCTATGGTACAATGCAGACCTAAAAATTGAACTACTAAGAACAGAATATGTAAACGGCCAACAGCAGTGGGTAAAATATGCATGGTCAGAAGATAATAATGGTCTTGTACAAGCAGAACTACAGCTACGTTCAGCAAAACCGACTGTACGTAAAAACGGTTCATCACCGCTAGTAGTGGGTGATATTTGGGTAGACGGTGATGCAAAACCATACCCAGCAATTCATCGCTGGAACGGTTCAGAATGGATCAAACTAGACAATACAGACCAATCATCAACAAATGGTGTAATTTTCGGTCACTATTCATATGATGCACCATTTAATGATCTGGGCGTGGCTGCAACACGTACAGTACATGCAAAAGCACCAAATCCAGAATTATATCCAGAAGGTATGATTATGGTAAACATGGACTATTCAACATACAATGTTAAAAAGTGGGTTGATGGTAAATGGGAATGGGCATCAGGTATTGAGCTAGATGGCGCAGGTAAATTCGGCGCAGCAGCACAACGTCACATGGTAGTTGAAGCAATGCAAGCAGCACTAGCAGGCAACGAAGGCATCCGCTCAGAAGCAACATACTTCAACCTAATCGCAGCACCTGGTTACCCAGAGCTAATGGACGAAATGCTAGGTCTAAACAAAGACAAAAAAGAAATCGCATTCGTTATTGGTGATGCTCCGCTAACACTAAAAGGCGACACAACATCAATCAAAAATTGGGCAGATGACGCAATCCCAGCAGATGCATATGCAGGTATCTATTACCCACATGGTCTATCAACAGACTTGTCAGGTAACGATGTTGTAATGCCAGCATCAGCAATTGCTCTACGCACAATGGCATTCTCAGACCAAGTATCATACCCATGGTTCGCTCCAGCGGGTCTAACACGTGGTGTAGTAACAAACGCATCAGCAGTTGGTTACGTAAATGCAGAGAATGAATTTGTAAGAGTTCGTCTATCAGAAGGTCAGCGTGACGTTCTATATATGAACCGTATGAACCCAATCGCAGATATGCCAGGCACAGGTCTAGTAGTATATGGTCAGAAGACACTACAATCATTTGCATCAGCAATGGATCGTATCAACGTAGCACGTCTAGTAAACTATATGCGCTATAACTTAGACCAACTATCACGAGGTTTCTTATTCGAACAGAATGACAAAATCACACGTGACAACATCCGTGATGCAGTAGAGCGTTTCTGTGGTGGTCTAGTTACAACACGTGGTCTATATGACTTCCTAGTAGTATGTGACGAATCAAACAACACGCCAGCACGTATCGATAGAAACGAGCTATGGGTTGACGTTGCAATTCAACCAGTGAAATCAGTAGAATTTATCTACATTCCACTACGTATTCGTAACACAGGCGAAGAACTATAATAGTTCAGCGATAATTTAATTGAAAAACCCTGCTTCGGCAGGGTTTTTTATTATATACAACTTTAATATTTCATCTATTAGATAAATACTTGTATAACTATGAATTAGTTTGCAAACTATATTAGGAGACATAAAAATGGCAAGAACATTAAGCAATTTCGGTGTGCCGCTAGATACAGCGGGTACAGGCACTGGTATTCTACAGCCTAAACTAAACTATCGTTTCCGTGTTCAAGTAGCAGGTTTCGGCGGCTTGGGGACACCAACACAAGAATTCACTCGTCAGGTGATGAATGTTACACGTCCAAAAGTTACACACGAATCAATCCCAGTAGATTCATACAACTCACGTATGTATATGATGGGCAAGCACACATGGGAACCGATCACAATTACACTACGTGATGACATCGCTAACAACCTAACTAAACTTGTTGGTTCGCAGCTTCAAACGCAGCTAGACCACAAAAACCAAACAGGTCCACAATCAGGCACTAACTATAAATTCTCAACATTTGTTGAAATTCTAAATGGTAACGATGGTGTTCCAGTTGAACAGTGGCAGCTAGAGGGTTGTTTCGTGCAAAACGCTGACTACTCACAGTCTGATTATGCAGTTTCAGATCCAGTGACAATCGCACTAACATTACAGTATGATAATGCTATCTTTACAGATGACAATATTATGCCAAGCAGAGGTTTCACTAACGGTAACGTAGACCTAGGCTAATAGAGGTAAATAGAATGGCGGTACGTATAGCGGATAGCAGAGGTGCAAGAAAAAGATTTGGATTTGGAGGTGCACCCGATGATCCAATTAC